GTGTTTTTGCCGTCAGTCGCCGTTAGCAAAATCGTCGACTGGAAGTCGCGCGGTAGTAACACCGTGCCGCCGAGCTGTACCTGCTGTTGGTAGTATTTTTCTAAAAATTGGTAGCGCGTCTGGCCTAAAATCTCAAAATAAGCGTCGTTGATAAATTGTATAATATCGTCGTCGCTATACTCCGCGTCTTTTAGCCGCGCTTTGATTCGGCCGACTAGCCCTGTAAGGTTATAGTTTGCGTCCATGTAGTATGTACGCGCACCGCCATTAAGTCTATTTTATCACGAAAGCCGCCCACAGGACGGCTCGCGCAATATGTAAAGAGATTCCGATATTATTATACCAAAAAGCCCCCTAGCGCGCGTTCTAGGGGGTCTATTTTGCGTTTTAAGGCAATTAAGCGGTAATGCTGCCAGTAACGGAAGCAACAGCCTTTTTCTTGCCGTTGAGCACGAAGCTGTCGAAGATGAAGCGGCCGACAAGCACGGAGCCATCAACGAGCTCGGAGTCCGTGATAATGCGGGTGTTCATAATCTGCTTTGCGCCCAAGAGAGCATCGCGGTGGATCATGATAGCGTTGGTGTTGGATGGGAAGTAGCTGGTCGGAACCTTAACTACAGGAACGCCGTCCAATTCGCCGACGAAGCCGCGGCCGAGGAGCTTGTCATTGTAGCCAGAGCCCAAAACGGTCGTAGTGATTTGCTTTTTGATAAGGTTGTAGAAGCCTGGAGTAACCCAGAGGACACGGCCGGAGATTGGAGCTTTTGCCTCGTCGAGGTAAGCGCTCATCTGCAAAGTGTTGCCGTAAGCGTCGTTAGCGGTGTAAGAAACAGCCTGCGAAGCAGCCGTAGCGCCGGCAGCAGCCTTCGCCAAGCGGTTAGCATCAATCATTGGAATAACCTGTTCTTCCATCTCTGCGCGCATGACTTCGCCGGCCTTCTTTGCCAAAGCGCCCTGCTCGTAGTTGCCGCGGTCAATGACAATCTTAAACGACTTGTCGTTGCCGAGCTGGTAAGCGGTTACAACATCTTGCAATTCGTTGTTGCCACCAAAGCGATCGCCGGTGTTCGTGCGGTCGTAGTTAGATGGAGCAACAGTCGTAACGGTGTAAACGTTGACAGTCTTAACGCCATCAAAGTTATATTTGCGGTTGACGTATTTGTCAGTGTACGAGCCGGCCGTAAAAACCTGGTCGAGCTGGCTAGCGTACTTGGAAGCTAAATTAACAGCCATTTTTATTCTCCTAAAGTGTGTAAAAATTCAGTTTTAGCCGAATAACCCGGATGTAAAGGGGTCATCTTCTTCGGCTTTGCTAAACTGCGTACTGTCGGTTGCGTTTGCCGCCGGCCTTTTCGCAGCTTGGCGCGCTTCCATCTCTTTTAGTACTTCTTTGCGAAGGTCTTGTTTAAGGTTTTCGACTTCTACTTTGCCTGCGCCGGATAGTTTGTATACGTCGTCCAGCGTCATAGCGCCGTTGAGGACTAAAAGCCCCTTTGTAAGAGGTTCGCCGGTCATCGGGTTTACTTGTACTTGCCCGCGTTGGTCATATAGTGGCGTCTGGATATATTCGATCATTTTCGCCTCGTCCTCTGGCGATAGGTTATGCTCTGTTTTCCACTTCTCTACGGCCATTTCTGTACGCATAGAGCGGACTTCACTCAATGCCTCTTGGTCTGGTCGCATCTCTGGTACGCGAGATTGTGCAAGCCTTCGCGATAGCTGCGCGACTTCTTGCGATTTGTTGTAAAAGCCTTTTTCAGAATTTCGGTACATTTCCGCGACTTTGCGGAGTGCTTCCGGGTCGTTGGTGTTTATACCTTTTTTCGCTAAAAACTCGTCTATCGCATCGCCAGTTTGCGTCGTAGGGGCGGCTGGCTCATTGGTAGCTTCGTTTTCGCTATCTGTTTGCTCATTGGTTGCCTCTACTGCCGAGCCGTCTACTTCGTCCGCTTGTTCCTCTGTCGCGCCGTTGGCCATTGGCTCGATGTCGGAGGCTTCAAAAAGTGATGGTTCGTTTACAGTTTGTTCGTCCATGAACTCTCCTTTTGTTTTTAAGATGGTTGCTTGGGAGGTTCGCCCTCCCAACAGCTCGGCTCGTCAGCATTTTGGCGATGCGCCGGCCCTTGCCGGATTTTTAAGTAATATTTACTTTAGACGAGTCGAGGTGTTGGCTCATATCTAGCTTCTGTTAAGGTGCTTTGGTGTTATAGTTTGGCGGTTGTTTTAATCATTTGTATCGCGGTGTCGATTCCTGCTGCTTGCTGTATCCTGTAGTCGATCGCGCAGCCTCCGCCCGCTGCGTTCGTTATAGCTTCGTCAATATATCCTTTTTTAAGTTCCTCAAGCATCGCTAGCGCTTCTTGGCCTAATTCCCCGCGCCACATGTCGCGCCAGCGTTGCTTTTTCGCGTCTGTCCAGTTCTTAAACTCCATATGCTCCCTCAATGCCCATATCTTGCGCCATAATGTCCTGGCTTGCCACGTCTTGCGCCTGTTCCATTGGCATAGCGCCCTGTACTGGTGGTTGCTCTGCCGGCGTAATAATACGGTTAATTTCGTCGCTCGTGAGGTTCGGCATCATCTTTTTATACATAATTTCCTTGGCGGCCTGGAGGTTGTTTGTCGGGTCTGCAATAATCATTTGATAGGCGTTTGTGTAGGCTTCCTGCTGCTCCGCCTGTTCTAGCTTCTTTTGAATATCTAGCGTTACCATTGGCGTGTAGTCGCCCATAAAGCGCGTCATGTCTACTTCTTTCCACTCTACGCCGGCATCTCCGATGGTGCGTACCATGTAATTGTCGTCCGCGTAAAGTTGTAACAGCTTAAACACGATTTTTGCCTCTTGGAAGAAGAAGCCGTCCGCAAGGTTCTGGGCTTTCTCTTGTATGCGTATATCTGCCTGGCTCAATGCCGCCTTAATTTCGGTCGCGGTCGTGCTATCTGTCGCGCTGATGCCCTTGCTAATCTCTGATACGCTGGCGCTTTCCCTAATTTCGGACTTGATGTTCTGGCGCTCGTTAAACGCGTTGGCTGGAATCATTGGCGGGTTGCTCCATTCCATAGCGCCGGCCTTGAGCGGATATACCTTGCCTGGCGCCGGGTCTAGGTCGTCGAGCTTGTCTGCAAATTGCGGGTCGATGCGGCGTTCTGGGAATAGCTGATACATAACAGAGGATATGTTGAGCTCGGTTAGGGTGTTGAGCAGCTCTTGCTCGTCCGCGATAATATCAACATCTGAACTGCCGTAGATAAGCGATACATCTTGATATTCGCAGCCGTGAGCAAATGGAAGAAGTCCGGCGGTCTTTTCGTTAAATTCTTCGTCAAATTCGCCAATATCTTGGCCCGTTTCGGCCAATGTCTGTACGCGTTGTATTTCGTGTTCTAGCTTGCGCTGTTCGTACTTGCTGCGCATAAGGGCGTAGTGAGGGTTCTCGCGCTCCTCGATAAGTACTTTTCTGTTAGCAATAACGCCTACGCGTTTGCGCGTCCAAATCTCGATAATCTCGACTAGCTCGCCGTTGCCTGGCGCGGTCGAGCCTAATGTCTGGTCTTTCTTTACCTTGTCGCTTTCGGTGTCGACTGTTCCGCCCATCGTTGAGCCTGCGCCGTCCTCGATGTCGTCTAGGTTCTTATAGCGCTTTACTTGCTTGCCGGTCTTTGAGTCATAGATGGTTTCGGCTTCCAGTTCCTTTTTAGTCGCGAAGAATCGGCGGCCAACATAGCGCCAATCTTCCGCGCTGGTGGCTTGTGGGTCAATAATCATGTCGCGTACAGGCACAATAACCTTGTGCACATAGCCGCCGTTGTCGTCCGGTCGCCACTCGTAATATGCGTCATAGTTGCCAGTAATCACGCCTTGGCGGCCGTTGATTTTGTTTTTGAGCGCCCATCCGTCGCGGCGCGCAAAGTCCTGGTATATCTCGTTGAGTACGGCAGTGTCTTTTTCCTGGTCTGGGTGGTTCGGGATATACTGCACATTCGGGTTTTGGTTAAACAGAGTAGCCACAATAGTGTTTACGGTGCTGTTTACCATCGGTACAAAAGTTTCAACCGGCACAATGTCGTTGCGCTTTACGCGGATATTTCGGTACAGTTTCCAGTTATTCTCCCACGTTTCGTGGTAGTTTTGCTGCGCATAAGTCCAAGAATCAGTAAACATCTTAAGATATTTACTTAGTAGCTTATCAGATTGTTTTTTGTCGCTTTCACTTTTGGCTTTTGCCATCTGCGTATCTACGACATCGCCATTAAGCATATTATAACATACCTAAAAATAATCGTTGCTAGTGCTTTTGCGAAAGGCTTTTGGCGTATAGGTCTTGAACTTTACCTGTAGCGTCTGGGCCTCTGCGCTCTC